AAACCTTGCTGGCTTGAGTTGCTTTAATCTAGTTGTAGCATCCCATGTGTAGTCTACGTTTTCTTTAAGTCTGTAGTCTGAGGATGTGTTGTATGCTGTGGATGAAGAACCAGTTGTTATTGAACCCGTCTCACCACCACCAACAGTATTTTCAAACATTAATGCTTTGCCACTAGCACCCACTTCACCTACAAAGTTTCCATGTCCATTAGCACTTCCCGATGAAATTCTCTGTCTACCATTAGATTTTATTACAAATCTAGGATTACCATCCCCATCAGACAGCACAATGTTGTTGCTTGAGGTGCGGAGGTCTAGGCTGTATTGGTTGCCGTTGAACATTCCCAAGATTGTATTTTTTGTGCCTGATGTTATTGCATTACCAGAGCCAGTCCCAATAGCTGTATTTTGCCCACCAGTTGTAGAAGTAAGTGCAGACTCACCAATAGCTACGTTGCTACTTGAGGTAGCGTTGGCTTGAAGTGCATCTCTACCTATAGCAGTATTAGATCCACCAGACGTTGTATAACGCCCTGCTCGTTTACCTACATAAGTGTTATCATGACCTGTCAGAGTAGCACCTGCACCAGCTTCATGCCCGATAATAACACAGTCATCTGCGGTAGATACCTGTTTACCTGCATCGCCACCTATAAAGACGTTTCTTTCTCCGTTTGTGAGGTCTTGACCTGCGGCAAAACCTACAGCTACATTGTAAACATCTGTAGCAGATGTAAAGTTTTGTGCGTTTAAAGCACTTCTTCCTATCGCAACTGATCTACTACCTAAAGTATCTGCACTTAATGCTCCTCTACCTACAGCTACATTAAAATCTGCGTCTGTTAAGGCATCTCCTGCCGCTCCACCGATGAGGGTATTTTGTATGCCTGTTGTTACTGCTGTACCTGCATGATCGCCTACTGCTACGTTAAAACCATCAGCCCCTGCATTAAGAGTTTTTAAAGCTTTATAGCCTACTGCTACGTTATTTCCATTAGCATCTTCAGTGCTAAGAGCCTCAAATCCCACAGCTATATTAAAACCGCCAGTTGTTAAAGCTTTACCAGCACTAGCCCCTATAGCAGTATTTTCAGTACCTGTCGTGTTTGCTAAAAGAGCCTGATAGCCAACCGCCGTGTTGTTACTTGCGGTGGTGTTTGCTCCTAGTGCGGCAGAACCCACTGCAACATTGTTACTAGCTGTAGTAGTAGCATCCAGTGCTTCTGAACCAACAGACACGTTGTTACCGCCAGTTGTCATTGCCGCAGCAGAAGCATAACCAACAGCCACGTTTGAGCCGCCACTTGTCATGGCAGTTAAAGCGTTAGTACCAATAGCGACTGAGTAACCATTTGATCCACTTGCAGTATCTAAAGCAGTGTTACCTAGAGCTACGTTATTAACACCATTGGGATAGTTTCCGTCCAGCTTGATTGAGCCGCCGTCTACTGAAAGATTACCTGATACAGTTAAGTTTCCAGTTGTACCTCCTAAAGAAGTAAGCAATGTACCACTTTCATCAGGAAATGTTAAAGTTCTATTCGTGTTCGAATTCGGAGAGGCTAGTGTAAATACACCTGACCCATTCGCATTCGGAGTAAATGCTATTTTACTCATGTTAAGCCTCCAATGCTTCTACCCTAGTCTTTAGGGATGCTATTTCTGTTAATGCTTCTTGTAGTGCGGCTGTAAGTAATGGCACTAACTTGCTTTGGTCTATGCCTTGGTAGACAGGTATTGTGTTGCCATTATCGTCTAACTTGTTATCTCCAACAGAAACGCCATCTGGTAACTCTTCGTCATCTTCCCAAACTTTAACTTCGTTATGTGCGCCCGATACGCAATCAGGAACTACAGCCTGTGCTTCGTGTGCAAGGAAACCATCGGTACGTGTACCTGATCTAATCCACTCAAAGTTAACTGGGTTCAAAGATTGTATACGAGCAGACGCATCTGTTACAGGTTGAACATCAGTTTTTAATCGGTAGTCTGAGCCTGTGTTATAGTTTGTAGTTGTACCATTAGATGCAATTTTAATTGACCCTACTTCACCATATCCATTTGTAATTTGGACTACATTACTTGCGCCTGTGCCTGTGCCATCAAACCTTGCGGCAAAAGAACCTGAGTCTCCCGCACCTGCGTATATATTATAACCACCATTTTCACTTTTAAATGCTCCAAAGCTTTTTGCGCCACTACTCAAGATTAACATACGTTCTGAGTTAGCACTATCAGATTTAAAAATAAGAGAGCCGCCATCACTATTGATACCAAACTGTCCACCAGCAGTATCTTTTAGTGTTATCCCTACTGTTGCGTCACCACCTTCAATGTGAAGTTTTCTACCACTATCAGGCGTTCCACCAATACCAACATTGCCACCTGCTGACATATCAATCGTCATTGCTGTAATGACTGAGCCACCATCGTTGCCTTGAAACAGTATATCCGCATCAGATGCAGAAGAGTAAATTGATAAATTAGCTGTGCCGTTTTTGTTAATAGTTCCGTATTCAGTCCCACCATCTTTAAAACGAACGTTTCCACCATCAGCATCAAGGGTAATATTTCCTGCAACGTCTAGGGTAAAGTCGCCAGAAGCATTAGCTATATTACCTGTAACCGTTACGCCTGTTGATGTTGTTTCTATTTTTTTAGACGTATCAAAAAAGAGTGCTACCTCGGCATTAGCAATACATTCAATCATATTTTCGCCACCATCGCTTTGTATACGATGACGATTACTTTTGCTAATTAAACTTCCTGTGCCAACTTCATTGATATAACTATTAGACCCATCATGGTAAATCTGTAGGTCAGACCCAGCACCGAATATGGCTTTGTCGTTGTCAGCAAAGGTTATATCGTCAGTAGTAGCACCACCTGGTGTTGTAATTCCGTTTGATCCGTCGAGTGTTATAGCCATATTAAATCACCACATATCTTGCGCCGCTAGAAACAGTAACAGTAACACCAGAGTTTACTGTTATTGTCCCAGTGGACATTGCGTTTTTATCAGCAGGAATTGTGTAATTAACAGATACTGTCTGGTCATTTTCATAGAAAACTGCATTACTTCCTCCACCCGATGCTCCTCCACCAATTGATCCCCATGCAGAGCCATTATAGCCTTCAAAAGATGTATCGGTAGAATTAAATCTTAACATACCAGCAGATGGGCTTCCATCTCGTTGCGCTGTTGTACCTGAAGCTACAAGTGAAGACCCTGTAACTGATGTTTTCGTTGTCACTTTACTTAAAGTAGAGCCATCACCAGTGTAGTTTCCTGCCGCAGATGTTCCTGTAACAGTAAGATCATCATCAACCAAAAGATCTACAACAGATAAAGTTGCAAAAGCATCTACCATTTTAGCGGCAGATCCCACGCCATCAGAATATATTGCTTTGGTTTGTCCATTAGCAATTGTAACTGTTGCACCAGATCCTTGCTTAATAATAATATTTTGAGATCCACTTGTGGCATTTTCGATAAACCACATTTTACTAATAGTGTTTGGGCCTATTGTGATTGTACACGCCGAGTCTAAAGTACCTGTGTACTTTAAGAACATTGACCGACCTGGATCAGTTGCACCATCCGCTATTGTTGTTGTGTGAGTATCAGCATTTGTTGTTATGGCTTCTGTGCCATAAGAAAAAGCCTCTGATATTAGTTCAAGGTTTGTATTCGTTACTGTACCCCATGAGCCTGACTGATCGCCAGTTGCCATCTCATTGAGGCGAAGGTCATTTACATAGGTAGAAGTCATACTAGTCTATCCTTACTATTGCGTTAGAAGCTGTTTGAGCTGGAAAGATAATTTTAAATGTACCACCAGCAACCGAGAAGTCACCACCAAAGTCTAAAACTGCAATGGCTCTATCTCCGTCAGTGTCATTATATATCAATGCACCACGCGCCGTGAATGTAGCTGATGTCCACTCAGGATCATCGCTATCAAAGCATCCGCTTGTTCCGTTTTCAATTACAGATGCATTTGCCAATGTTGCCCCACCAGCAGTGTAACCTGCACCAGAAACTTCGTTTGATGTTGTGTAAGTGTCAGTAGTAGCATTTAAAGTTGCACTACTTGTGTAGAGAGCAATCTTTATTGTATCACTGTCTAAATCATGTAACCCAAGCATTACATCTTTTTTAAATTGGGTACACATTGCTTGTGTAATAGCCATTATAAACCTCCGTTATATTCTGCCGCATAATCGCGTTGCATCTCTTGTACAAATAATTTCACTGCTTCGTCAAATTGTGTTTTATAAAGAGCCAATGTCTCTCCAGCTTTTAAAAATGCCGATGCCTCATATAGACACGCTGATAGTAGCACATTTTCTGCGTTGTCGCCAACCCATGTGTTAGCATTATTTGAACTTAGCCCAGTTTCTGGGGCAATGAAGTCCACTTGATAAGTATCAGCCGCATTTGGTGTTGGTGCTATTGTTATTGTAGTACCTGATGTCGTTGCTGATTTTGTGCTATAAAACTTTGGTGTTCCTTGCGTAGTTAAATTAGGCCAATAGTCTCGTAAATAAGAGTCAACTCTATGATCTAAATATGATAAAATATTTGAGCTAATTACTGATACTTGTCTAATCATTCGTGCAGATACCACTACATAGTCGTTTGTACCTACAACTAAATTAGCACTCGTAGTTTGCCTAAAGCAAGGTAAGTTAGGCAATCTCTGAAAGATCATATCTTCAGCTTGTGTAATAATTTCATCAATTGACGCCTGTAGTTCTGTTGAGTCGTCTTCTAAAAAGTTTTCTATGTTAGCGACTAAAGTTGTGTAATTCATTTATCTACCCCATTCTCCTATACCGAATGCGTTTTCGCCCCATCCGAGGTTAGTTAAAACATCGGTTGCATCGCCAGTAGCACCTGTACCTGATACACCAGTTTCTGCTAGTGTAATTTCTATAATTTCAGAGCCAATTCCACCTGTACCTCCAAGTCCAGATTCTACTAAGCTAATGTGTATTGTCTTGCCATTAGATTCTCCGTGATTTCCAACTGCACCTACACCTGAAACTCCAGTTTCAGATAGATATAACTCTATAGCTTCTGTACCAACTGCACCTGTAGATCCAACACCAGTTTCTGCTAGTGATACTTGTGGAACCTCAGATCCCACTGCACCTGTACTTCCAATACCTGTAATAGACTTAGTAGATTCAAGTGCTTCTGATCCAATAGCACCTGTACCAGCTTGACCAACAGGATTTACTTGGGTGAATATTCTAATTTCCTCAACACCAATTGCGCCTGTGCCACCAACGCCTGTCTGTGCAGTGTTTGTAATTTCTAAATACAAATATCCAATATTACCTGTGGATGATACGCCTACAGATGGCCTTAATCTTGGATCTACTGTCCAGTCTTGAGCAAATCCAATATAAACAACAGAATTGTCTGGATCGTTGTCTGGCCTACCATTAAATAGGGCAGTTGCGTCTACAACATTTTTAGCAGGAGTAAGTTGTGGATGTTTTGGTTCGTAATCTTCAGGTGAAACACGCAAGCCATCCCAAGTTGTCTTCAGTTTGGTATACTTAACCCGAAGACCACTTATGTCGCTTATCGCGTAGGATTTTTTTCCTCTTGCGTATTTCCCCATTAAGATAAGTTCAGCGCAGTAGGCCGAATCCTTAAACTTACACC